GATCTGTTAACGCAGTAGGTGTAACTGTGTATCTTCTCTCTCTTGGAGCCTTTGTTGTATCCGCGGATACAACAAAGGCTCCAAGAGAGAGAAGATACACAGTTACACCTACTGCGTTAACAGATCAGGATGGAGTAGGACTTACTACTCTTACTGCTGCAATGGATGTAAATGATGGTATAATATCTGTAGCTAGCGTATCATCTCTTGCACAAGGAGATGACATTCAGATTGGTACTGAGGTTATGCACATCAACAGAGTTGTTGGTAGCACACTTCATGTTAGTCGTGGATGGAACAATACTACTATTGCAGGACATCAGAACGGTGCAGCTATTCTGAAGATAGATGAAGATGATGCAGCATTACTTGATTCTGATGATGACTTTGGATTTGGTGAGTTGTTCTCAGACTTCACTGATATGAAGAAACGCAATCCTGTTAGCGGTCAAGACGAAACAATTTAAATTATGGCAAAAATTGAAACTCTCTATCCCACAGCCATGTATGTGGAAGATAGGATAGGGAACTTTGATAATGTTCAAGAAGAAATGAAAGAATGCCTAAAGGGTGTTAAGTTCTCATTCCATGAAGGTTGGGGAACTCATTGGCTTTCTAATTTAGAATTTACAGAGAATACATTACTACAATCCATGCCTTTATTTGCTGCAGAGTTATCTAAGCACATAGAGGCATATTGTAATGCAATGAAGTTTTTTGATAAGACTTATGTTGAGATAATATCTTCATGGTTTTCTAAATTTAAAAAAGGTAATCATGCACACATACACAATCATAAGGGTGCTGATATAAGTGGTGTATATTATTTTAAAAGCACTGGTGATGATGGTAAGATATTCTTTACTACACCTAATCAGTATACTGAGATGAGTGATGTATGGTCATCTGACAGATTTAGTCATTCATCTGATGAAGGTAAATTACTTATATTTCCTTCATATTTAAAACATGGGGTTACTACTAACCTAACTAGTAGTACAAGAATAAGTTTTTCTTTTAATCTCAAAGTACATGAGTGGGTAAATGAATAAAGATTTTTCTGGATTGGATAAAGCATTTGGTGAAGAACCATCTGAATTAGAAAAGCATGTAGAACAAACAAAGAGTTTTAAAAAGAGTCAGACACCTGAAGTACAACAGGATTATGAAATATCTCGTGCTCAGTTGCACAACCTAGTAATGAAAGGACAGGAGGCAGTAGATGGTATACTTGATGTGGCACGAGCAAGTGATCATCCACGTGCTTATGAAGTTGCTGCAACGACAATCAAAGCAGTGGGAGATGTAACGGATAAGTTAATAGATTTACAAACAAAGATGAAGGAGTTGGATAAGGAAGAAAAGAAAGGTCCAACTAATGTAACTAATGCTATGTTTGTTGGAAGCACATCTGATTTACAGAAGATGTTAAAAAACATAAATAAGACAGAAGAAACTACATAGACACGACATGACAGTCCTCAACGTATTAAGTACTAACAGTGTAGCTGCTGGTGCTAGTGAATATCAAACAGTACAAACTGGCTATTACAGAGTTGGTTCAACTGCTGGTGCAGCTACCGTTTCCTTTAATGGTGGTGCTGCTATTACCTTAGTTCAGAATGAATTCATTCTTGTTAAAGGTGGCAAACCTGGTACGGCAAAAATCGTAAAGGGTACTGCTGATGCAACTACGGATTATTACGTTGGTGAACATGTTCAAGATACATCTAGTAATCATCCATTTTCTGTGGGAGATTATATTGCTGTAGTTGATGATGGAACAGACACTGCTATCAATGCTGCTTTCTTATCTGCTGGTACTGCTGGTAAAAAGATAACTGCTGATAACGGTTTAGGTATGTTAAGTACTGATATTGATTCTTCTGCAACGTCGACTTATACCTGGGCATCAGGTAGAAAGGCGTTAATACAACGTGCTGTTAAGATAACGGCTGCCACTAGTGCAGTTATTGTCGAAGAAGTCCAAGTGGTTGGGGGCTAAGATGCCTCTGGTTAATCAAAAGGCAGAAAAAATTGTTAGAGGTATGAAACGTCGTACCTCAGATTTTAAAAGACTCTATGGGAAACGTGACAAAGAAGTCATGTATGCGACTGCCAATAAGTTAGCACAAAAAGAAAACCTAAAAGTTATGTACTATAAAGACTTTATTAAACTCGTCGAAGGTAATCCTACTACACGAATGCTCACTAAGTCTAAGACTAAAGTGACTGGTAATATTTCTGCGGATCGTGGTAGTGATGAAAAAAAGAATCGAGAGAAACGTAAAGGACTTGAAAAAGATTTAAAAAAGAAGGGGATTGGATATAAGAAGGGTGTAGGTGAATACAAATATAAATCTGATGATGGGAAAGAAGGGACTGGAAGAGAGGTCTCTTACCAAACAAGCAAACCTGATAAAATGAGCAAGCGTAGGTTTGGTAAAACAATGAGAAGGCTAGGACGTAAACATGGACAGGAATCAGTTATCACTAAAGATAAAAAGAAACCTGCAAGATTACACGACACCCAATCCAAGAAACCAGGTAAATCTATTAACATAGGTAAGTCTGCACCAGGCAAACATCCCAAGGGAGATGGAGAAACTTCAGGGACTAAAGTAAGGTCAGGCAAATTATCTAAGACTTCAAAAGCAGCATACCATTACAAGTAAAATTCTGGTAGGCAAATTAATGGGTAAGGAAGAGAAAAAGTATCGACAGGAACTTGATCGTTACCGACAGCTCCTAAATCGTCAAACTAAACAAGAAGAAAATAAGGGTTTAAAACCATACAGTCATTCTGATCACTATGATACATTGTGTTCAAAGGATGATAATAGTAGTTAATTATACTCATATGGTATAATAAATAACATTAGTATGGGATTGAAAAATCATGCCCCTGTCACACTATACCGTAGGGTATCATGATGCAGAACAGCATCATCACGAAATATGCGAGTACGCTGCAGACTCGTATGAAGCTATTAAAGACGCACAAGAGGATGTTCCCTTTTTAAAGGAGCATCCTCATTTTGTTGATTCGTGTATCAACGCTGAAGTACAAGCCATGTCTAGCCTTATGGCAGCTGGTATACCAATGGGTCATTAATCATGAGTAGAATAAATAAGCACAAGCACGAAATCATGTGGTGGATGAGTAGACTGACAGTTATGGGAGTGTCCCTGGGATTGTCAGTTAGACTTGCAGCTGAAGCATGGGCGTGATATAATAAGTACAAATACAGAAACATTATGGAAAAGAATCTTGCAAGAATTGCAGATGCTTTGGATAGGATCGCACAACTTTTAGAAAGCAATGAGTTACATCTTTCTATTGACCATGCTCACATAGATGAGATTGATAAAATAGATCATGCTCACATAGATGACATCGGTGAAATACACGGTGATGTAGTAACTCATCCCAAAAATTTCTAAGTGATTGAAAAAGGCGACAAGATAGTTCAGATGGTTTTGCTTAGTCCTCACGAGGCAGACCACTTATATAAAAAACCAAACGGTACGTTTTACTGGCAACACCATAGAAAGAGTGGTGATACTTATTCTATACCAGAGATACAATTAGAAATGTTTCCACCTCCACCACCTAAGAAGATAAAGGTGAATGAAGACGCACCACATCATAATGCATTAGAAAGGTATTATGGTAAGGACTGGAAACCTACACCAGTTGAAGGACTAGAGGATCATTACTAATGAAGGGATATACTAAAGAAGATATCAAACGTATTCTTGGATCATCATGGCCTACTATGCCTGAAGATCATGAGACTGGTAATGAGATGAGAAAGAGAAAGGGTAGAGAGATGAGAGCAGGGTTGAGACCATATCCCACATACCCTGCAAAGAAGGTAGGTCCAAACTTTGATGAGAATGGAAAATATATTTACCCACCAGGTTCTGGGTTTAATTATATGGAGAGATTAGATCCTAATTCTGAATGGGGTGGTAAGGTATCATGAGCGAAGTTGTTCATAGTGTAAATATAATGATTGCTATTTTACTTGTAGGTGTAGGTATTGTAATCTACTACATATTTAAGTACGATGAATTTTGGCCTAATGGGAGCGATGATACCACCAAGCAGAAAGAGCTGCTACAACTTTCGAGTAATAAAGATAGTCAAGGTGCTTGATGGTGATACTATCGATGTTACTATTGACCTCGGCTTTGATCTATACAAGAAAGAAAGAGTTAGAATTGCAGGAGTTGATACGCCAGAGAAGAGAACAAGAGACTTGGAAGAGAAGGCATTGGGAATAGATGCTACTAATTGGTTAAAAGATAAACTAACTGAGACTATTAAAGGTGATGAAGAACTCACTATTAGAACTGAACTTAAGGGTGGCGTTGGGAAGTATGGCAGGCTTCTTGGTTGGCTCTATGTTGGTGAATCTAATATTTCACTAAATGAACAAATGATTACGGAGGGTTATGCTTGGTCATATGATGGCGGTACTAAACAGAAAGATTTTGAAACTTTACGTGAAATTAGGAGAACGTTTGGGACACTGGTCGAGTCTTGATCAAAAGTATATTGATTTGCATGGTAAAACAGGCAGACGTATATTAATAGAGTGGTCTATAACAACAGAGGAATATGAGCAAGCAGGCAGAAATTTATCTAGGTAATCCTAATCTTAAGAAGGCTAATGTTGCCTATGACTTTAGTCAAGATGATGTTAAGGAGTTTGTTAAGTGCTCTAAGGATCCTGTATACTTTATAAGAGAGTATATTAGAATTGTATCTCTTGATGAAGGTATAATACCTTTTACCATGTACGACTTTCAAGAAGATATGGTAGCAAGGTTTCATAAACATAGATTTAATATTGCCAAACTACCTAGACAGTCTGGTAAATCTACAATTGTAACAGCATATCTATTATGGTATGTACTCTTTAATGATAATGTAAATGTCGCAATCCTCGCAAACAAAGCAGCCACTGCAAGAGAAATGTTGGGTCGCCTACAACTTTCTTATGAGAATCTCCCAAAATGGATGCAACAGGGTATTGTCGGATGGAACAAAGGGAGCTTGGAGTTGGAGAACGGAAGTAAGATCTTGGCTGCTTCTACATCTGCTAGTGCTGTTCGGGGTATGTCCTTTAACATTATATTTTTGGACGAATTCGCATTCGTTCCGAATCATATTGCAGAGCAGTTTTTTAGTTCTGTGTATCCTACTATATCTTCTGGTAAAAAAACAAAAGTTATTATTATTTCTACACCTCATGGGATGAATATGTTTTACAAACTCTGGCATGATGCAGAGCGTAAAGCAAATGAATATGTACCTACAGAAGTTCATTGGTCTCAAGTTCCTGGTAGAGATGAGGTTTGGAAAGAACAAACTATTAGGAATACTTCTGAACAACAGTTTAGAGTTGAGTTTGATTGTGAGTTCTTAGGATCAGTTGATACTTTAATATCTCCTAGTAAATTAAGGATCATGCCATATGAAGATCCTATTAAACAAAATAGAGGTCTTGCAGTATATGAAGATGTTAAAGAAGAACATAATTATATCGTGACTGTTGATGTATCTCGTGGTATTGGTGGGGATTACTCTGCGTTTTGTGTCCTGGATACAACTACATTACCGTATACTTTAGTTGCAAGATATAAGAACAATGAAATTAAACCTATTATATTACCCAATATAAT